TTCAATTACACCTCAGCAAATAGCTTTTCGTAGATTTAAAAAGGCTGAATTAAAAAAATCATCTTTTGATAAGACATTAGTAACATTCGAGCAAGAATACCCAGAGGACGACACCACTTGTTTTCTATCCTCTGGTGATGCGATATTTGATTTGTTCGAGATTAGAAAGAAAATAGACCGTTGCAAAAGTCCAGTTTTAGACAAGGGTTGGCTTAAGATTTACAAACAACCTGACAAGACTAAGACCTATGTTATTGGTGCCGATCCAGCAGAGGGAATAGGTAAGGATTGGTCTGTCGCGATGGTTATGGAAACATCATCACTTGAGGTCGTAGCAAAAGCACGAGGTCAATTTAAGCCAAGCGTATTTGCTGAAAAAATATCAGAGATAGGTAAACATTATTCAAATACTACAAAAGGTTATCCAATTGCAGCAGTAGAAAGAAACAATCATGGTCACGCTGTTTTATTGGCCCTTGACGAGTTGCAAAATTACCCAGCAATATACATTAATAAAAAAGATGAGCGTCCAGGATGGGTCACTAATTCAGTAACTAGACCTATTATCTTTAATCGGTTTGTTGATGCCATAGATGACGGCAATCTAATTGTGAACGATAAAGAAATACTTAATGAATGCTTGACACTTGTCGATAATAACGGAAAGCTTGAAGCATCCGACGGTAAAAATGACGACTGCATCGCGGCGTCTGCAATCGCACTAGAAATTTGTTTACAGAATCCATTATCAGTCTACGACGATATTTCGTCGAAAATAAGAATCTAATTTTAAATCAAGGTACATATTTAATGGCAGAACAAGAAAAATTACCTATCTTGCTATCAGAAAACAGTAGAAATCCGATAGTAGATGAGTATAATAATTTTGAAGAAACAACTTATTTCAGATCTCCTCTGGTAAGTGATTCATTCAAACCGCCATACAATCCAGATGATATTTGGCAAAAGACAGGCGATTATTCGATTTACGAATCAATGGCCAAGGATGACCAAGTAAGCGTCTGTCTACGTTTGAAAAAAGATCTTATTTTGGGTGACGGTGGTTATTTTAAACCAGGCGATTCAGACCAAGAAGAAATCACAAAACACTTAGAAGAGTTATTCACTCAATCATATAACGGTGATTTTGATAACGATTTAGAGGAAATCCTATCTGCATACGAGTTTGGGTTTTCTATTACTGAGAAAATATTCGAAGTAAAGGAAAACAATCAGCTTGGTATTAAAGCCTTAAGAACAAGACATCCGAATTCATGGCGATTACATCAAGATGATAAGGGTAATGTATCTAAGTACGAGCAATGGACAATGGCAGGTGCTTTAGATATTAACCCAAAAAATATAATTCATTTTAAGAACGATCCAAGATTTCAAAACCCATACGGAAATAGTGATCTAAGAACTGCTTATCTCGCGTGGTTTACAAAAAAACAAATAGTTAAATTCTACGCGATATTTATGGAAAAAGCAGCAAGCCCTATTCCAGTGGGTAGATATGATAAAAATGCACCAAAAGGTGCTGTAGATTTTATTTATAATGCCCTAAAGAGTTTTCAAACTAAGACTACGTTAGTTATTCCAAAGGACATCGAAGTAGAATTTTTAGAGGCCAAGAGCGCAGGTGATGTTTACACAAAAGCACTACATTTTTTTAATATGGTTATTGGCCGTTCTTTATTTATTCCTGACTTACTTGGATTCACAGGCGGCGAAACTGGTGGCGGTTCTTTAGCATTGGGCAAAGAACAAATGGGTTTATTTTTTAAACACATTGTGCGCCGTCGAAAAGCTTTAGAGTTAGTAATAAATCGAGAGTTAGTAAAACCACTAATTCAATGGAACTATGGGTTTATAGAAAACCCACCTGTATTTTGCTTTAAACCTTTAAATGATTTTGAAGCCGTAGAATATGCAAAGGTATGGCTTGAAGGTGTTAAGGGTAATGTCTACAAGGCAAATCCAGAAGAGATAAATCACTTTAGAAAATTGGTTAAGTTTCCAGAGGGAGAGGTTTTAGAAAAGGCCGCTCCAATATTACCAGGAATGATGCCTCAAGAAACTGAGGACGAAGAAGAGTCTGAAGTTGAGGAAAAAAAACCAATTGAAAAAGAAGAGAAGCCTGAACCAGAGGACAAAAAAGAATTTGCCAAAGGTAAAGTGCCTCCAGGTGACTACTATAAAAAAGTAGATTTTAAAGCAATGAAGGCAAAGCTCGACGACTATGATAAATCATTGACTAATGAGTATGCTCCAATTGTTAAGAAAATGGTGAATGATTTATTTGATCAGATAGATAAAAAGAAAATTGTTCAAGGGCAAAAGGTCGATCGAATTGAGTCATTAAACCTTAAATACAAAAAAGAATTAAAACAGATTCTGAAATCATCTTTTATTTCTCTATATAAGGACGCAAAAACACAAGCCTCTAGTGAAATACTAAAAGGTGTTTATGCTAAATCAATTGCTAACGATCAGTTTTTAGAAGTTGTAGAGGCCGAGACATTTCAATTTATTGGAGATTATGAGTACACAATTTTAAAACGTGTTCGCGCTGAATTAATAGCAGCAATAAAAGACGGGCAGTCATTGGCTACAGTTCAAGACATTCTTACAAATGAATTAATGCAATTAAGCCAAACACAATTAGATAGATTTGCTCGAACAAAGCACACGGAAGTTATGAATAATGCTAGAGTCGATTTTTTTAATGAGAGCGGCGTTGTTTCAGCTTACCAATATAGTGCGATTATGGATAATCAGACTTCTGACATTTGCGCTGGCCTGGATGGGAAAATATTTGAAGCTGGGAAAGAGGTTATCCCGCCGTGCCACTTTAATTGCAGATCAACACTTATTCCAATTACTAAATATGAAGAGTGGAAAGCCGATACTAAAGTTGGCTCAAAAGACATTAATGTTTTTATAGACGAGAATTTAGGCAAAGGATTTTCTAGAAAATGAATAAAATAAGTGGCGTAGAAGTTTTTTCAGTAGGCGAGTGGAACGGCGATCAATATACACTTGACGATTTAAACGAAATGGTTAAGGCTTTCAATGAGACTCATAAAGGTGCTCGACCATATTTAAAGCTTGGGCACGACGAACAGCAAAAGCTTATACAATCAGATGGCCTTCCCGCCGCTGGTTGGGTCGAGAATCTTTACGTCTCAGGATCTAAATTACTTGCTGATTTCTCAGACATACCAACAAAAATTTATGAACTAATTCTTAAAAAGGCTTACAGAAAAGTATCTTGCGAAATCTTTTGGAACATTAAAGTAGGTGAGCAGATGTATCGACGCATGGTCGGTGCCATTGCCTTACTTGGTGCCAATACTCCTGGCGTTATGAATCTAAACGACATCATGGCTCAATATAAAAAGTACACTGGTACTTACGACAAGATCAGCATTGACAACATTTCAGAATTTAAACTCGGCTCTAAAGAGACCGAAGCGAAAGGGGATAAGATGGAAAAAACAGAAAAAGAAATCAAGCTTGAGTTCTCTTTAAACCAAAAAGAGACCGAGCTTCAAAAAGCTAACGAAGCTTTAGATGTAATTAAAAAAGCATCCGAAGCAGCAGAGCAAGAGCTTGCTGATTTGAAAAAATTCAAAGCTGAGGCCGAAGCTAAAGCAATTGAGGATGCTAAAAAATTAGAGGAAGCGCGCATTGAGAAATTCGTAGCTGATCTAAAAGCAGAAAAGCTTTGTACACCAGCAATGGAGCCAATCGTTAAAGAAATTCTAGGTCCAGTAAAAAAGGACTATAGCATTGGTGACAAAAAGGTTTCAAAAGAAGAGGCGTTAAAAGAAGTGTTAAAATTATATCAATCTGTAAAGGATGTTAATTTCGAAGAGAATTCATCAAACGATGTAGCAAAAAAAGCTAGCACCGAGCAAGAGATTGATAAGTTAGCTCAAGAGTTTGCTGACCAAAATAAGGTTAGCTACTCAATTGCATTAAAAGAAATATTAAAAAATAAGAAAGGATAACAAACATGAGTCACATCGCACCTGTATCATTTAAAGTTGCGGCGACGTTAGCGGCTTATCGTGGTGTTTCAAATCTTACTGGAACTGCTGATGCTGTAAAGTATCCGGCTTCGGTAGCAGAGGCGCCTATCGGTATTACGACTGACACCGTTCTAGATACTACTGGAGCAATCCCTGTAGCAATCGGCGGCATTGCAAAGTTGTATTTCAATGACACTGTAACTTCTGGAGCACTAGTAGGATTAGATTCTTCTGGTCGAGGAGTTCCACACGTTAACGTAACAGCAGGTTCTTTTGTATTAGGTAAACTAATCGGGCCAACTGTTGCGGCAACTGGAACTATTGCAGACGTATTAATTCAACCACACTTTAAGTCTATTCCATAATAGAGAGGAGTAATTAGCCATGCCAATGAAAAATCAATTACATGTAAATAAGCTGCTCTCTAATGTATCTGTGAAATATTCGAATGCAGAATACATTTGGGATAAGTTCATGCCACAAGTTCCAGTCGTAAAAGATACGGACTATTACCGTACTTACGACCGTGACTTTAAAATTCCTGAAACGAAAAGAGCACCAAAGGCCGTTGCTCGTGAGCACACTTTTGAATTTTCTCTTGCATCATACGCTTTAGAGCAACACGCTCTTAAAGACTATGTCGGTGTAGATGAGGAAGAACAAAACGACCAAGGTTCATTACAAGTCGATACGACTGAAGCATTAACAGATGCTATCTATCGTCGCATGGAAAACGACCTTGCAGCAATGTTCACGACTACAAACTGGTCGTTAAACGTATCTCTAGCAGCAGCAGCAGCGTTCACAGCTAATACAACAGTGTCAGATCCTGTTCCTGTTTTCGATACTGGCGCGACATCAATCATTTCAAATTCTGGTAAAACGCCAAACGTAGGATTTATTCCACGTACTGAATTTGTTGCGATTAAGAATCACGTCTCTGTATTGGACCGCGTGAAGTACACTTCTAGCGAAGTTTCAAAAGAGATGATCGGTGCGCTTGTAGGTATTCCAGAGCTATACGTCCCGACTGCAATTAAAGATACTGCTGCAATTGGTTTAACACCAAGCATGAGTAACTTTTTTAGCACGAAATGTTTTATCGGTTGGAAGCCATCGGCTCCAGGTCTTAAAACGCCTTCATTTGGTTACACATTTATTTCATCTAAGCCGCGTGTTCGCTCGTGGATGGATGATGAGAGAAATGCAAACGCTATTGAAGTCGAAGTTAAGTACAATCACAAAGTAGTAGCTTCGTTGACAGGTTATTTAATCAACGGTGCATCTTAATAATTAGAG